ATTTCCCGGTGTGACCTTTGGCGATTGCTTCGGCTTCTGGTGAGCGCTTCACTACCTGGCGACCGACCGCGCGAAAATCCCCATCGTTGAGCGCCGCGATCACCGGCACGTTATCGCCGACCTGATCGGACAAAGCCGCGTGACGGGCTGCAATCGCTTCCGGGGCTTCCGAGATCACTTCACGTGCGGCCTTTCTGACTGAACCGGAAAATGGACGGGTCGCTTGACGTGCTAATTTCTTGGCGAGTCCCCCAGCTTTGAGAACTCCACCTAACGCAAGTGCTCCCCCTGCACCGTATGCGGCACCAGCAAGAGGATCGCTGCCCTCACCGACTGCCTGTGCCGTTCCGCCCGCAGCACCGGCCGTTGCAACTCGTGCAGCGTTGCCAAGCCGTTGACCTTTACGGAGAGAAACAAGCCCTTCGAGCACGTTTCCAGCACGCGCTACAACAGGCGTGGCCGACGCTGCTGCACGTGCTCCGAGTTTTTTGACTGCGCGACCCGCAGCACCACCCCCGACCACACTACCCCCGATTTGACCTGCAAAAGCGGTTTTTGGGGCCATTTCCATTTGAGCATCGGTTTTTGCTCTCACAGCCGACAATGTTTCGTCGTAGTTGAGATCCCCCGAATTTCCGGTGTAGTAAAGTCCTGCTGCTGCTAGCCTTTCGGGTATTCCAAACAGGCTGCGACTGATACCGGCTGTCAACGCAGCACCATAAGTTTTCGGTCCCTGTGCCGCAGCACGGCGCCCGGCCTGCTTGATTTCTTCCTGTCGGGTCATGACCTCTGGCATTCCAGCACGCCGACGAAGATCCCGAATACGTGGATCGGCATCGAAACGAGCGAGCGCACGACGCTGATCTTCCGGGGACCGACCTTGACGCCGCATCCGCTCGATCAAACTATTGCGAGCGTTCATGACCACCTGCCCGACCTGGGGAGATTGTTGGGATGCTCTCGGGGTCGCTACCGCGCGAGGATTTGCAGCCCGTCCACCATCGAGAGCCTGCACAGGCTTACCAAATTCCTTGGAAGCACGGGCCGAAACCTGGTCTGGTGTCACATTATCCGGGGCATTCTGGTAAACGTGCGTCGAGCCATCGGCAAAGGTAACGGTGATATTGCGCGGCATAATCTATCTCACCAATTCGAAACCGTGGGCTTGCCGGAACTGCGTGGAACAATTCGTTTGGGTGGAGTTTTCCTCGCCGGCTGCGGAGTGGCGATTCGTTGCTGTATCCCTCTCAATCTCTGCTTGATCTGATTCCATGCAGCCAAACGTTCTGCAGCCGGAATGTTTGGGTCAGAAATTCTACCCGACATGGCCTTGAAAAAATCGCGATCAGCATTTGATACACCTGCACCAAGCTTACCACCCGCCAAAGCCAAAACAATGGCATTGTCGATGGTTTCAAGCTTCGCGATATTTACTTTGCCTGGTGTAGATATTCCTATAACCCCTGGGACCATCGAACCTATGTTTTCCAATCTACCACTCGTAGATCCTTTGATCATATCTGCAACTGGATCAGACTTACTATTCAGATTGATCCCAAAATCCGACAAAATTGCATTTACGTTTGCCGCATCATCTGGTTTCGTTATTGACCCTCTCGACGCCGCGATATTTTCCCGTGAAGCGATGTTGGCACCGGCAATGCGTTCGCTCGACTGTATCCGTGCTCCGGTGTTGGGATCAACACCCTTGGGAATGATCCGAACAGGTCGGCCGGTGCGGGAACCTACACCGACTTGCTGATTTCCAACATCGACGAATTTCAGCGGGTCAACCGGCTGTGAGCCATTCGGCAGACTGATGGGCTGCAACGAACCATCCTTGCCGATTTGGTAGGCTTGGAGATTTCCTTGTGCATCCTGCGCATAGAACGGCTGCAAGCCGAATTCCTGTTCCTGTCCAAACATCGCAGCAATCGCCGGGAGTGCGTTCGGGTCCTTGGAGATGGCATCCCCGAGCACGGCTGCATCCTCTGGCTTGATACCGGCCTGTTGGGCTAGAATAGGCCATGCCGCATTCACATCGCCGCCACGTGCCGCGATGGCTTGCAGCCCTTTCACCGCCACGCCGACTTTCTGCCGCTGCAAAAGTGCGGCTTCCTCGCCACCCATCGCAAGCTGCTGTTCCATCTGCTGACGCTTCATCGCTTCTACGTCGATCATGCGTGCCCGATCTTCGCGAGCATCCAAAGTCGGCTGGTAGAGAGCTTCGGCTCCGCCTACGGTAGCCAAAACGTCCGATATCCGCCCCACGGTATCAAGAAACGAGCGACGTTCACGCTGCGGCTTGATTTCGGGCAACGGCATATTTGGCACCTCGAAATTCGGGCGCTGGTCCATCGCCGTGGCGGCTCGCGTCACCGCAACCGGCTCTGGCGGTTGAAGCGCTTGCAAAACATTCGCTGTCGGCAACCCTTTCTGTATAAAAGGATCAAAAACAGGACGACGAAGACCAGAGATGAAGACCATTACAGTGCTCCGTAGTTGACCGTCGCGTAGCCTGCGATCTGCGGCCCCAAGGCCCACGGGCGCAGCCGTTCGACCTCATCTGCCATAACCCCCCGGTGGCGTTCGCTGCGGCCGAGATAAGAGAACAGATATACACCCAGGCCATCGGCAAATTCGCCGACTTTTTGGATCGTGTGCTTGAGCCGCCTGTCAGAAAAGATCGAGGCAATGCCGCCCACGGTCGAAGCGATCGAACCAAGGGTAGATGGGCTTCCCCCTGTGCTACGACTGCCGGCATTTGTGACCAGCCCACCTGCCTGCAATCCAAGACCGGAAAGCCCGGTAAGCTGTTGCAGGTAATTGTTGTAGAAACCCTGATTGATCTCGGCGCCTCGGGACTGCAAAGCACGTTGTGTCGAGCCGCTGTTGAGCAAACCACCCGCTGCCTGCGTGCCAATCGTGCCACGGGTCATTTCTCGCATGGCAGGGGCATAACCGGCCTGTTGGAGATAGTTCTGATATCCTGCACTCGCTCCGGTCGTATCGCCCTGCCCGGTAAGCAATGCGGAGAGAAAATTGTTCGCACCAACACCTTGGTTCATTACAGGCGAATAGGTCGATTTGATCAGCCCATATGCCTGATTGTCCGAGGTTGCTGGTTTGGACTTGAGGAAGCTCATTGGACAGTGCCTTTCCACATGGCATTCGAGAGAACGAAAAGCTCGCACACACCGTTTGAGGTAACGCGCTTACCGACGCTGCGACCACCTGCCCATCGAGCAAGCAACTTCACGTCACGACGAAAATCAGGGACCAGGCCGAAGATCAGCTTCGCGCCATGATCGGTGAACATGCGGCGAAACGATTCCTGTGCGTGCTGGATCGCCTGACGGCCGCGACTTTCAAAAAGGAAATGCACTTCAAAGGTGCCGTCGCCTTCATCGTCGAAAAGCGCCACGTCGCCGTTGTCGAAGGTGATGGGTACGTTGCCCGGTCGCGCCACCCAGGCTGCACCCGACAATCCCCGGTTGAGGGGTGAGGTGTCGATTGCCTGGATTACGTGAGTGTTCATGCGTCTTTCCGAATGGTCCCGAGGTTCCCGGTGGACTATGTTCGAAAGCGCATGAAGCGGGGGAACTGGCGGCGTTCTAATGCGTTTGGATACTCTCTGTCAACTGGGCCTATGGGCAAAAGTTCATGAAGCCACGGCGCCGACCACCATTTGATAGCAGAGGGACGTAAATCCGCTGATATGAGATCCTGACACCAAAGGCAGCGGTGAGAGGCACATAGAGCCGCTGATATGAGATCCTGACACCAAACGAGGCAGTCAGCGGCACGTAAAACCGCTGGTATCCAATCGACACACCCGAAAGTCGAATGGGCGCGTAGAACCGCTGATAGGATACCTTCGTGGTCATTTATGCGGCCGATTCCCACCCGAGTTCGAACCCTGCGGTGTTGATCTGCGTGTAGGTGAGATTGTATTTGACGTTGAAGGTCTTGAAGCCCGTGCCAATGCCGCTGACGTTGGACGACGAAGTATCCACGCCCCCTTGGCGAATTACTGATTTGATGTTCTGCGGGCCTGCGCCGCCATCGTTATTGCCCCGGAAGCAATGCCGCTGTTCAGAGCCTACAACCAATCCCGAGAGCGCCGGGAGATCGGCAATCGCGAAGGTTGTTTTCTGCGCAGCGGTGTTCGAGGAAACAGCCGTGGCGTCCGACAAGGTTACTTCGTTCACATCGGTATAAACGCCGGTCATGCCCGAATTGCTGCCCGCCCCGCTCGCCTTGAGAGCCGCGACGAACGATCCGACGAGCGAAATCCCGACCGAGGCCAGCACTTGCGAAATGTAGCAGCCGGTGTTGGCCGTATCGCCGCATTTCACAGCATCCACGCGGGTAAGGATCGCCGACGAATAGGTTCCCGAGAGCGCGAGCACACCGTCCTTGTAAAGCTCGTAGGCGTGGGCCGTGCCCGCCGCGTCGATATTCAGCTTGAGCACCCAAGTATAGCGCGTGCTGCTTGCGGTGACGATATCGGTCCCAAGTTGGGTCCATGCCGGCGTTGCCAGGGTGCCCGAATTGTATTCCAGTCGCGTGACGGTCGAACTGTTGACCCGCAGCCGAAGTAGCATCTGGTCCGAGTTGTTCACCAGCACCAGTTGATTGACGTTGTACGAGCCGCCCGCATAGTAGGTATCCGCGCGCAGCCAGAAATCTTCGCCGGTTGTCACATAATCGTCCACATTGTCGCCGTCCGTGAAATCACAGAAAAAATGCGACGTATTGTTGCCGATTGAAACTGACTGATCGGTGTAGGTCGAATTGAACGTCGCGGCTGTGGTCGAAGTCGAAATGGTGCCAACATTTCGAGTAAAAGCCGGGTGCGCTCCCATGAAAAGATAACGGTCGGCCATTAACTCACTCCTGTGAAGGTGAACGACGCATCGGCAATCGTTCCTACGGTCGTTTGTGCGATCACCTGGATTTGATCACCTACCGCAAACGAAACGGTCGTGCCGCTGGTAGCGAAGGTGATCACACCGCCCGAGGTGATCGAAATTGTGCCCACAGTCGAGAGCACGCCGGCTGCGGTGCGCTTTTTCACGGTGAACGTAAAGGTGGATCCGGGGAGCGTGCCCACGTTGCCGTAGGAGCCGAGCCATTCATCCTGAAAAGTGACGGCTTCCGCGAAAGTGTGCAGCAACATTACCTCGTCGCTAGACGGTGCCGTAGTGAAGCCAAAGGGCACGAAATAGAATCCGCTGCCGTTTGCGGCGAAAGTCAATCGTCCCTGTTGATCCACCGTCAACGTGGCATTCGAATAGGTGCCTGGCGTTACGCTGGTGTCTTCGAGGTCGATGGTGATATCTGCGGCCAGCGTCCCGCCACCGGAAAGGCCGACGCCTGCGATTATCTGCCGCGCAAGCAGTTCTTCGATAGCGGTCTGGTTGTCTTCGAGTATTCCGCCGCGACCTTGCAACAACCGAATAAAATACTCGGTCGGCGTCCCATCCGGGTTGGAGATCGCAGTGCGGTTCTCAAGGTTTTGAAGCATCGGGAATTTCCAAATCGTCAATGCGGGTCAATGCCCCATAATCGACGATTTGGAAAAGCCGGCCGGGCGAGAACATGCTACCCAGGCTCAACCAATCGAACCGCTGATCGTAGGCGTTTTCTTCGACCGTGATAGCCCCGCAGGAAACGTAGCTTCCGCCTCGATCATCCGAAACGAAAAGTTCCGCGGAATTCAGGGTTTCATCGTATAGCTGCGGCGGGCTTCCCGTCAACTCGACGCCGAAGCAAGGAACCGCGCTGCGGCCACGAATGATCACCTGTCCCGTGACGACGCGACGGAACGGCTGGGTGCCGTCTTCGGTGAAATCCGGGTTATCATCGGCCGGCAGTTGCGGATTGAGGAAATAGAGCGTTCCCGTCACTCGGTCGCCTACAAGAATGTTGGTCCCGAAAGCGTCTTCGTTCGGGAGCTTCGCCACCCACTGCTTGCCTACCCATCCCCGCCACAAAGCGGAATCTCCGGTTCCCCAACTGAACCACGCGGGCGGCTGCTGCGATAGATCACACACCAGCGTTTCAGTCACGAGGTTGAGCACGTAGAAATCGTGCCCGTCGAGCGTGTAGGTCCATGCGCGGCAAACCGGCCACTCGGGCAGGCCACGCACAACCACCATTGCGAACGCCTGAAATACCTTCGCGTCGGTGTCTCGCTTTTCGACCACCTGTGCGCTCGCCTGGAACTGCTGCACCTCTTCCGAAGGGTAGTTGATCACGGCGAGCGGCACCACCTGAGAAGCTCGGAGATCGGGTGCCCCTTCGGTGACGGCAAGCGATTGCGCTTGGCTGATTTGCGCGTCGGTCATGATTACAACGTCCGGTTGATCCGAATCGAGGCATCATTGAAGGTGCCAGGCGTCCACGGGCTAACCGTGTTGGGATCTTCCTCGCTCACATCCCACCAATAGGTTGCGGTCGGAGTAATCGCGTGATCCACGCCGGCGTCGTATGCGGCGACCGATTTCAGGCTGACTTGCAAATTGGCATCCCCGCCGTCCGTCTTCATCGCGCGAACAACCGTGATCACCCCACGAACGCTGGTGCTGTCTGCGGGCACATCGGCGAGTGACATTTCCACGCTCGCTGCGGCGGCTGCGGCCGAAGCATAGTCGGCATCGTTGGGAGTGCTTTCGTCGAGCAGTGCGTAAATATCGGCGCCCGTCGAAGGTGTCCATCCAGTGTTGCTTTCGTCGCTTGCAACCGGGCAACCAACCACATTCACCGTGCCCATGAAATCATTGTTGTAGGTCCCGGATTTATCCCAAACAACCAACCCCTTCATGTAGAGTTGAACCGAGGTATTGCTTGTCCCGCTTTGCCGATTGGACCAACTGACGATGCCGATGAGGGTGTTTTGTGGCACAGCTTCGGTTGCGGTGAGCACCGGCACACCTTCACGGCGCACCTCAATATCTCCGGTTTCGCTGTCGATCAACATTTCGATGTGTTGCCATGTGTTCGTGGTGAAAATTGGAATAGTGGTTGTGGCAATCAAATCACTGTCAAAATCGTAAACCGACAAAGCTCCGTTCGGCTCCACGATCAAATCATACATGCGAGCATTGGCGATGCTACGATATCCAATAATCACGGGACGAATGCCGGACGACGATGGCAGTGTGGTTCGATAAAATCGGGCACCTACACCAAGCGCCTTGGCGGGGGTAGGAACCGACATGCGCGAGTCGGTGAGGTTGCTGTTGTTGTTGGTAGCGGCCACAACGAGTACGCGACCTGTGGATACTCCGTCAGGATCCACAGGTAGCTGATTGCCATTGTTCGGTGTGATGAACGAATATGGTAGTCCGTCCAGCATGTTTTCGGCGCCAGCCTCGCCCGACCCGTAGAAGCTGAAATTGTCGGCCCACTGCAACATCGGAAATCTCCCTTACGGGTTCAAAAAGTTCTGGCGAGCAATCGCCTTGCGAATGCGTTCCTCGATCTGCGGCGTCGAAATTCGCTGGGAACCCCCTTCGATTTTGAAAACGCCACCATCGTTGTCGGCAATGATCATCGAGCCTTTTACTTGAAGCGCGGAGCCAGGGATAGCCCCCCGGTCGAAAAGGACACCTTGCACGCGCTGCACCGGAGCATCGAGATTTCCGGTCATGAAATAGGCTTCGGTCGTGCTCTGGCCGGGGATCCAAAATTGGTCCCCATAGACGACGACTTGGTGGCCTGGATCCGGGCTGCGCTCGGCCGTGGCGTAGTTGAGCGGGTCAATGGTCGTCTCGCCCGGCTCGATCCAATAGAACCGCCCGTTGACGCTCTGGCCCGCCCCTACTACGATGATGATGTAGCCATTGATGTAGCCGACACTCACCGGGGCATAGTCGGCCGGCATCGGAACTGCAATAATGCCGGGGGCACCACCGCCCGCGAACGTAGCGCCGCCCCACGAGAGATTTGCACCGGTTTCCGTGGTCACAATCGCATTTCCAGCCGTGCCGAACGTGATTGCCCGCACCACGAGATCGTTTGCCGTGCTCGATGATGCCCGCGCGGTCGTGTGCGCGATCAGCACCGTGGAATAGTCGGTTCCCCCGACGCCGGTATCATTGATCGCGTTGAACAGATTTTCGAGCGAGAGCGCGGTGCTGATACCCCGAGCAACCAACCACGGAGCAACTGCCGTCCCGGCTGGGGAGCCTGTATCGACCGAACCCGTGGTGAACTGGTAATAGGTGTTGTCGATCCTCACCACGTCGCCGTTGGTAACATTCGCGGCTGCGGTAAGTGTGCCCCGGCCCCAGGCGTTATCGGTGTAGGCGTAGAGCGCCTGCCCGTCCGCAATCCACAGGAAAGAGGGAACAGCCGAACCACCGTCGCCGATGGTGCCCGTCGCGGCCATGCTCACGTCAGCGGCCGTGGCGCTGCCCGCAATCGACGTGGAAACGGTCGTGGGAACACCGTTGACCGTGACGCGGGAAAGAACGTCCCCGCTGACTATGAAATGGTCGTCGTTGAAAATCCCCGGAGCATGGTATTCAGCGCGAACCGGCTCCGTGCCGAGCGAAATCCAGCGCTGCAAGCCGGGGCGCGCGACATACGAGAAATCATCGGCCAAGACCGGATTTTGCTCGATCCAGCGATTGCGCAAAAGGATATCGGCCGTGCGAAGGACCGAACGGCTGGCATCATGCCGGGCAAGGGGAATTTTGGGCATTACTCATTCCCCTGATAACCTCGATTGAACGCCGAGGTCGAAGAAAAGCTTCGCTGCCGGTCGTAGGTCTGCCGGCTCATGAAGGGCCAGGAAAGATCCTCGTTGGCTTCGAGCGGTTGCGATTGCAGGTAGCGCGAAACGAACTTTTTCCGTTCGGACTTGAAAATGGACAGGCTTTGCTCGTCCATCATTCGACCGTAGCGCGGGTTAATTCGCAGAGCTAGGTAGGTGATGAAAAAGCTATCGAAGTCTGCTGGAAAAGGCATTTCGTCGGTCGAGAGCTTCGACGAGATCGCCACCCAATCGCCGAGATCGGCGCGATAGAACCATTCGCGGAAAGTTCCGTCCGTGTTGAGTGTCAGAGTTGCCGCACCTTCAATCCTGCGCCCGTTTGCGTCGAGCGTCACCGGATAGGTGGCAAGCAGGCTGGAAGGGTCGGCAATTGCCATCCTCGAACCATCCTGGGGCGCCGGAGTGAGGTAAACCGTCACCGGCTCTTCGTTGAGCACGAGCAACCGCTTATTGATGTTCGGATGTGCCCGTTGCTGCGCGGTGATCGTGTTGTCGTCGATTTCTCGACCATAGTTACCAAGAGGCCAGTCAGTCAGCGCCTCGCCTGCTTCGTCGCCAAGCACGGCGCTGAAAAGCGCGTTGAGCAGCCGCAATCCTTCCGTAACCTGTGCATCGCTCGGATCTCGCCCAATCGCGATAAGATTACCTTCGCGATATGCGTCAGCAATGATCGAGGAAATCAAGGTCACGGAAGGATCCCCCGTTGATTACAGGTCCAGCGGCTCAGGAGCCGGGCGGGCAACACCCACCTTTATGTGCCGCAAACCTTTCTTGGTTTTCGTCTTAGTCGGAGTGTGAGTAGGTGATGGGGCGGGTACGTGCGACGAAGTCGAACCCTTGACGGTGCGTTTCTCGGCGCCCGAGGTCCATCCAGTCGGAACATCTTCCGCCTTATCGAAAATCGCGGCTTCATCGCCTTTTGGGCTATTGAACCAGGCGGGCCATTCACTTTTAAGCATCGGTGTTCTCCTATCGATAGACTATCCTTGAATGACTAGGCGAGACAAAGCAATCCCAATCACCGAAGACGTACCTCCAACAGACATAAATCCGCGAGGTGAAAGTAGGGTGTTCACTGCGGGGAGATCGCTCGTCAACGTACCACTCGCAATTGTGCTAGGTGCGGAATTGTCCCAAAATCGGTAGGATACGTTCGGCGAATTTGGTGTTGCAAAAAGTTCAAGTGTGTAGGTTTTTGTGCGATCAACTGTAGGTACAGGGAATGAGGCACCAAGATTGATCTTGGTTGCCGTTCCTGTATTATCGTTATGCATGATTTGAATATTGGTATCCGCAGCATCCCAACCAACACCTACTATACTAGGTGAAATTGATGGTTCTGCGTCAACCGGAGCTGTCGTGTGATTGCTCATACCCACAAATAGTCGATTTGTCGCAGTCGCCACTCCCGTTGCCGGTGCAAAAGTGCAAGCCATGCGGAAACCGCCACGGTTCGTGACATTTCCTAGGAACCATTTACCTACTGGATATCGAAACCCTGCCACTGCGCTAGTTGAAGCAACCGTAACAAGATATTCGAGCAATCGGGTTGATGTATAGTCGTTGGTTGTTGCAATTGCAGAAGATGCGGTTGCCGTTCCTGTAGCTGTGAGTGCTGCACCGCCAAAAGCTGAAATAGTAGTAGTTACACCTTCCGCTTGATATGCCAGGACTGGACGCCGACCTAAATCAACAAAAACGTCTAGTTCGGTCCCGCTGATCTCAATAGCACCAGGTGCTCCTATTGTAATTTCTTCTGGTGATCCTGCGCCCGCCGTATATCTACCTACGAGAGTTTTGGGACCACTCAAATTCTGAATTTTGCCAAAAGTGACCGCACCGAGATCAATAGTCCACGTAGTACCACTGCTTGATACCGTGATATCTCCCTTATCACCATCCGAAACTCCACCCCCTGCACCTGGTGGCACGGCCCATGATCCATCAGCACGCAGGAAATCGGTCGTGCCACCACCGGACGACGGCACCAGTCCCTTGAGTGTCGATGTAAAAACATCGAGCAACGCGGTTGCTTGGGTTCCGTTCAAATCTTCCGGGGAACCACTACCTGCCGTAGTTCTACCCTTGAATGTGGCAGTGGCGACATTCGCAAGTTTTGCGTTGGTTACAGCACCTGCGTCAATTGCCCATGCAGTACCACCGCTGGATACAGTGATATCGCCCTTATCACCGTCCGTAACAGGTGGCACGGCCCATGATCCATCGGCACGCAGGAAATTGGTTGTACCACCGCCAGACGACGGCACCAGTCCCTTGAGTGTCGATGTAAAAACATCGAGCAACGAAGTCGCTTGGGTGCCTGTTAATTCTTCCCCAACGCCGCTACCTGCGGTGATACGTCCAAAAAACCGCGAAGTTGCCGCAGCAAACACAGTGTCAATTGCTTGCGTACCTGTGTGATTTGCTCGGGCAAGCAAAACAGCATCGGAACTGTTGGCTGTAGCTCCATCCGCAACATTAATCATCGTGCGAACTTGTGCAGCGGTCAACTCTTCCCCAACACCACTGCCTGCGGTCGAACGGCCGAAAATTCTTGAGGACGAAGCTGCTAGGATCGTGGCAATTGCTTGTGTACCTGTGTGGTTTGCTCGGGCAAGCAAAACAGCATCGGAACTGTTGGCTGTAGCTCCCGCAGCGACCCCATCGAGTTTGGCCTTGTCCGCGCCGGTCATGAAGCCCGCCGACCCGGAAGCCACGGCGTTGGAGTGTGCGGTTCCCCCGCTCCCTGCGTGCGAAGCAGCTAACTTGTCAACATCGAGTTCATTGATCGCGGCCTGCAAGTCAGTTGCCGCAATACCCCCGGCAGGGACATTCCCTACCTGATCTGCCGTTGTGGGGAATTCACCGAGATATATCCAAGTCGCCCCATCACTATAATAGCAACCCTTGCTCTTGCGATTGACCAGATAAACGCCGGTCGAAGTCAGTACCCAATACTTCTGCTGCGGAACCGTAGTAGGATCCGGGAGATCGGCATAAGTATTGACCGTGACTGCATCTTTTCCGGTGTATAGTTCCGTGAAGTTCGCATTAATCTTTGTGCGAACTTGAAGTCCCGTTTCACCGTTATTGATGATTTGCTGGCCCATCTAGTCGATCCAAACTTCGGTGTCGATCCAATCCCCGCCATCATTCCAAATACCGAGGGCCAGGATCCAATTAGATACAGGTCCACCCCCTGCTGCAAGGATACCTACCCAAGTCGAAATCATGGGTTAGATCGCAAGCGTGCCGCTTGCACCCCCTGCAAGCGTAACCGTGCCGCCTGCTCCGGTGCGAAACAAGAAAGGTAGTGGAACATACGCACCAGCCGCGACCGGCTGTGCGTCCACCAAAACAGTTCCGTCCGCATCGGTAATGGTCAAGGTCCCCGCCGTCTTGGCAAGAAAGCCGCCGACTTGGCCACCTTTGATCTCATAGCTGGTATTCGCAGCCATCGGTTGAGGGCGGTATCTTTCTCTTACAGCGGTCATTTTTGGTATCCTTGGTTAAAAAGGCCCCGCCTCGTGCGGGAACAACGAGACGGGGCCTGTCAACATTCGCCCGGAGAACTAGGCGAACCGCAGCCCTTAGCTGCCGTTGACCCGGCAAAGCCGCGTGCGATCCCGCACGTTGGCATTCAGCGCCACGTCGAACCGGACGCCGTGGGCGCCAGTGTCGAAGTCGCTGTGCTGCCACATACGAACCGAGATCGGCACCTTCTTGAGCTTGCGGCGCATGGACGTATCCGAAGCGGGCAGGATCAGCGGCACAGTGTTGACGACAATCGCCGGCTTCTGGATCAGCAAGCGCGGAGCCAGGTTGGCACTCGCCGCACCCAGGAAGGTGATATCGGCGTTGTCAGCCGGCGCGGCGTCCACGGTCGCGTGCGCGGTGTTGATGTTGACGTTATCACCAGCGCCCGAACCCGGAACGATGATCGCCGGGAAGATCGTCAATGCCACGGCGCCAGCCACCGCCGTTGCATCGGCAACCACGGTGAACTGCTGCAAACGGGCGGGCGAAACGCGAGCCTGCTTGCGGTTGTCGTAGGCATAGACCCCGGCGATGGTGAAGACTTCGCCCGCCTTGAAAGTCGCCGCAGCCGTGGTGGCGTCGGTGATATTCAGGGTTTGGGTCATGCGCCGCCCGTTGACAGTGCCAGCCTTCGCCACATCGGCGTAGTTCTTGTTCTGGTTCGCCCCGTCAACTTCCATCACGTTCGCGCCGGTCCCGGTACGGGTGCCCGTGGTGAGGACCGGAAGCTGATTGGTGAACATCGAACGGATACCGTTCAATTCGCCCGAGAAGCCCTTGCGGAAAGTCGCGGTCGAGAACTGATCCGGCCCCGGCAGCTTCACTACCTGGTCGCCGAGCTTCATTTCGTCGGTGTGGTTCATGATGTAGGAAAGTTCGGAATCATCGACCCCGTTTTCCTTGAGCCGGGTATAGGCCGCAGCCGCGTCCAGCCATTCGTCAATCGACGTGCTGCCGTCGCCGACCCAATCGGCCGAGGCCAGGGTAGCGATTTGCAGGATATAGGCGTCGATCTTTTCCGCCATGCTGGTGGCGGCGCCGAGCAGTGCCTTGCTTTCGCGGGCATCGCCGATGGACTTGATCTTGACGAAATCGCCCCAGCCCATGTTCGCGTTGAACGTGCCGGTGACTTCGAACAGTTCCGACCCGAACACGGTCCCATCGGTGCCGCCCGAGAGATCCTTCACGCCGTTTTCGGTGCGGGTGACGGTGTAGCGCGGCGTGGTCTGTTCGAGAACCTGCAAGCCGTTGCGGTCGTCCATTTCGCCATCGTATTCGTTCCACGAAACGGCGTCGGCGGTCACGAGGTTGTTCTGCAACACCATCGCAAACGAGTTCAGAACGAGCTTCTGCTGTTCGGTAGTAACTGCACCCATCGGAGTGTCCCTTTCCTTGAAATGCGGATCGGAACACTCCGATGCCGCGAATTAACGATAACCCTTTTTCGCGTCGTTCGCCCAAGCCTTTTCGAAATCGTCGAGATTGTCGGTGGCCGGGCTGATACTGGTGCGGGAGTTCGCTCCACGCGCCGGATTGCGGGGCGGGTCGCCGGCCTGGGGAACGCGCCGGCCAGCCTTGGCCTTGGCGATCTCCGCGTCACGCGCCTGCACGAACTTCAACTGTTGATAGGGAGAAAGGTTGGCTACGCGCTTCGCTTCCGCCTTATTCTGTGAGAGATCGTAGAGGATCTGCGCGCCGTGCTCGGCTTCGTGCGCCGCCTCGAAGGTTGCTTGGGACAGAACCCAATCGCCTCGCATACTGGCTTCAACAACGCTTTCCTGGAAATCGTCGAAAAGTTCGATGCCTTTGGTCGCGAGATCATCAACCTTTGCGAGCAATTCTTCCTGCTGGCGCTGTGCCTGCTGGCCTTGCTCGTATTCCTGCTGACGTTGCAGGACCGCATCGGCTCGTTCGGTGGCCTTTTTCTCGGCCAGCCATTCAAGCTTATCCTCGATATATCGGTCGTCGAGGTGCCCGAGAGGATACTTGTCGGTGTCGGTGGGATCCGGCGCCGGGGTTTCCTGTGACGAACGATTATCACCGCCGTTTCCGCCTTGCAAGCCCCTTTCGATATTTTCGAGGCGGGCGAGCAATTCTTCATTGCCGCGCGATTCAAGCTGGCGCTGCAATTCCCGGTTGCGGCGCGTCAGTTCGCGAATTCGATCACTCGGTTTGCGGCGCTGGCGCTGCTGATCGTCGTCACCTTCACCGTCCTGGTCGTCACCGTTCTGATCGTCGTCGCCGCCCTGATCGTCACCGTTCTGATCGTCGGCCGCGCCGCGATCATCATTCTGATCGTCGTCACCCTGATCATCGCCCTGGTCGTCGGCCGCAGGGGCTTCCTTCATCTTCGGGGGACCACGGCGCTTGGCCGGTCGGTCTTCCTTCGCGGCTGCAACTTCGCTGCCAACTTCAACATCGCCCGAGGCCATGAAATCATCGAATTCAGCGGTGCTTTCGTTTCCCGACTCAATCATTTTCCAGTTCTCCGTTTTCCGGGGTTTCGGTATCTGCCTTGCGTTCGTCGAAATCCCGGTCTTCGCCGGCAAGGGTGTTATGCTGATCAAGAACGTCCATTACCTGACGAAATTCCTGATCATCCATAGCTGCGTTGCGTTCCTCGTTTTTGCCTGCCACGTCAGCGGCACGGCTACGAGCGTCGAGAATTGCCTTGTAGGCTTGGGCCTGTGCCAGATTTGCGCGGGCTTCGTCGGCCGAAGCCTTGGCCTGCTTAGCGGCAAGGTCGGCTTCGGCTTGGGCCTGTGCAAGTTGGGCCTGTGCGGCCTGCAATTCTTGGTTCTGTTGCTGCGCCTGCCGCATTTCCGGCGTAAGCTCGTCTTCGGGGATCGTTCCGGGCGGGAGCAGCGCCTTGAACCGCTGCGCAAACTCGCCACTGCGCGGCCAGTCCTGTGCTTCGGCCACGAGATCCATCACGACGCCCGCAGCCTGCGGCATTGCGTTGACGAACGCCATCATCTGTTCGGCCGCAAGTGCTCGCTTGGTTTCGCTGGCCGGGCCGACCGAAACAGTGACGCCGTATTTACCCATCGTCACGTCCGAATTCGGGTCGCTCGGGTCGTTGATCACCTTCATAAGCCGTTTGTCGTCGCGGCCAATCACCGTGACAATCCGCTTGGTGTCGTAAATGTAGGGGATCAGTTCGTTGATGTTTTTCGCGCAACGCTCGTCGGCAATCCGGCGCCGGTCAACGTAGATATATGTCCCCACGTCCGAAACCATCTGGCGCTGCTGAATTGCGACCTTCGACACCTCGTTACTCGGCATCCCGAGCGCGGCTTCGTGGAGATTCGAGATATCCTTGAGGTCTTGGGTCGCCATACCGGCTTCGTTGACCAAGGCCGCGTCGATGCCAGGGGGCGGGACGTGAACGGGCGCGCTTTCGCCATCGTTGAAATACAGGAATGGGTCGTCGCTGGACGGTGCCCGCCGCCACTTGGCTTCGTGCCCTTTGACCGCTTCCGGCGTCGTCAGCCACTTGTTCCGGGGCGCCGCCACAAGCTGTTCGGCCACGGTCGAGCGCCAATAGTTGTGCAGCCGTTGCGGGTCCTTGAGGAACCGGATCAGACCCCAACGGTGGACTTTTTCGCCATCGTTGATTTCCCATCCCGGCACCCGATAGATCGGGATCGAGGAAATCGGATAATCGTAGGGACCTTCGAGAATTGCATTGCCGCTGCAAACGTAGAGGCGAGCAATCCGGTTCGGAACTTCCCGAATGTAGGGCGAACCGTCCGAGCGCGTTTCAACGAAATTGATGTATTCGAATTCTTCTTTGTCGGTCACATCATGAACGGTGCCGTCAAGGTAGAGCGCGAGAACTTTGGTGCCTTCTGTGACCATTCGCCAATACGAAACGATCCGAACGCAATCCTCTTGCAGCCAATAGCCGCTGTTGTTCCATTTCTTTTCGTCCAGGAACCCAACTTCCGCAGCCCAAGGCCAGCGGTGCTTGAATTCCTGCTGCGGGAGATCATCACCGACGAATCCCCATTGGGCATCGCCGCCCGAGGGTTCGATTGCGAGAGGGTCGAGCACCACCGCGTAAGGGTCGGTGACGGCCGAAAGCTTGATTTCTTGCTCGAAAACATCGTCGTTCGCGTAATCGAGCGAGAGCGTGAAATATCCTTCGCCGCCGACGCACTGGTATTTCGCGGCTTCATCACGGGCGAAATCGGCGTGCGAATTCTTGAAAATCGAGCGAATAAGCCCTTCACGGACTTCCGCGATTTCCTTGGTGCCTGCCTTGTCAGGATGGACCCGAATTTCTGTCTCGTTCATGAGACGGTTGCCGACGATCTGCGCAACGAAGGCGATCAGTCGGTTGAATGTGAGGATGGGTTTGTTGGCAGCTTTCCGGCGCGCTTCCACCACCGGATCCCACTGATTGCCGACCGCGAATTTTGCGTCGTCCTTGCCGGCGATGATGTTGTGCTCGTTGAAGCCATAGCCCCATTCGTATTTCGAGCGCATGTCTTCGAGGAAAGCGCTTTCGCTATCGAAACCACTTGGTGTTTTGGTCCGAGTGCGCGGAAGCTCGCGGTCTTCCCTCGCCAAGTTGTCACGAATTCCAGCCATCGCCCATGCTCCTGTTACGCCATCCAGCCGTAAGACCCGTCAGCCTCGTAGAAACCATCGTGGCCGCCCACACCTGGGGCATGGATGTGCCGCAATTGCGGAGTTGCCCCGGCCCCGAACCCTTTTGGTTTTTCCGGCGTGCTCCAAGTATCAAAGAATTCCTTGGTTGCAAAGGTCAATACGCAGGCGTCCGAAAGGTCCGATGATCGCAATCCACGAGCCTTCATGTCAGACTTGCTTTCAAGCAGCCAATCGTTATTCGCGCGCCATTTTTGCTTCGGGCCGCTGATATCTGATGCAAGATCGTCGTCGTCGGGGATCGCACCACCTTCGTTGAGCCAATCCTTAAAGTCGCCATACATTTCGGCGCGGCGGTTCCAGGGGCCGGCACGCTTCGGTGTGGCCTGCTTGAACCGCGAGGTGCCGCCGAAGTCGATCCCCTTCACCACATCGGCGTAGTGGCGGTTGAGATTGCGCAGCGCCGAAACGATGTTCTGCCCCATCGAACCGCGATCCACATTCATGCGGTTGGGATTGTGCTCGTCGATAATCGTGGAAAGCCACGCCACTGCCTCGTCGTGCTCAAGCTTGTTTCGGTGGATCACGCGAAGAATCTTGTCGCCGCGACGGAAAGAAACCGCGAAACGGTCGCCGCCGCTGCCGGCTGGATCCACGCCGATGATCAGCGGAGCGTCAGGGTCTTCCATCACCCGCTTGCGGGCACGGAGCACGAGCGCGGGCTTGATGAAAACACCTTCGATATCGGCCGCAGCGAATGCTTCGGTCACGTCGATGGGGTATTCCTGCCGGAATTTACCGACCGAGCCGAGTTCATGGATTTTTGCACGGCGCCAGAGCATTTGCCCATCGGTCAAGCCGTGGAGTTCCTGATATTCGAGTTCGGAAAGCTCGCCTTCCTCTTCCGGCTCGGGCAGCGGAGTGTAATCGCCCTCTTCGGTGTATTCGGTTTGGACCGTCCAGGGCACGAAAACGGCACGGTAGCGGCCGATACCCTTCATCGCGTCCATGTAGCGTTTCCAAAACTCCCCGGTCGGCCCGGCAGAAGTCGTTTCGAGCCAGATTTCCGAGGGAGCTTTCACCCAGCCATAGATTTCGCCAATGTTACGCTCGAACGGCAGCGGATTGGGGGGTTCACGCCACAGGACACCCCACTGCCCGCGAACTTCATCCACACCTTGCACCGACGCGGCGAAGTGATCGGGTGCATTGGTCCACCAGGCGGCTTCCGAGCCGTGGAAGAACGTCACGGCGCCACCGCGCCCGCCTGCCTTCTGCCCGGCCGTCGCCACCTGGTAAGACGAGCCGCGCTTGATGAATTCCAGTTCCTTCGCGTTGTCGGTGCCGACCTGGGGCGGGAACGGGTGCTTCTGCTGCATGAGATCGGTCATACCGAACAGCACGTTCGACGACGCCATTTCATGCGAGAGAATGTAAATTCGTTGGCGATCCCACAATGTCGCGCGCCAGTAGCCGCGAGCAGCAACGTAAGTCGAAAAACCCTGCCGGCGACCCTTGAGGCCAGCGATACGCACCCAGCGCTCGGTTTCCAACTGATCTTCGGCCGCGTCGTGCAGAAGCCCTTGCGCTTCGTTCAGTACGAGAGGTTCGAGATCGCCCGATTTTGTGCGAATGCGGATTGCTTCGCGGGCAAAACGGCGGAAGTCGGATTTCCAGTAGGCAACACGGAGCGCAAGCCAGCGTTCACGCACTTCGTCGATGGAAATTCCGGCTTTCGTGGCGATCTCTTGTAGATT